AACGATTTTTATACTTTTTCATCTTTACTCCACATTCCAGTTTTGTTTCGATAATCGGCCGCATCTTCACCATAATTTTCATCAGCATGTTCATCGCATAGAGTTCGATGCCAACCCATATAATAAATCTGTCCGGGCTTTCCACACTCCTCACAGGTTCGACCACTCATTAATTCAGCAAAGTCAATATAATTATACTGTGCATCGGTTGCTCTGTCAACATAGAATCGCAAGGTACCAAATTTTTCTTTCACTTGCATGGCAACAGGACAAGATGTTTCATCAAATTTCTTTTGTGCTTCATCAATGTCTTCCTGTGTACCTACACGACCTTTCCACATCTCTTTACCAAGATTGTTTGTCCAATACTCCAATCTTTCCTTTGCACTACGGTGAGACATTGTGAGAGCACAGGATAGACTGTCAATGATCTGATACCAACCATCTCCACAATCAAACCCCCAACACATGAGCGTTTCTTTCATGTCACCATGTCTGTTTGCATACAGTTCAGGATAAGTTTCTACAAGTTTTTTATCAAGTTCTTCTCTCATGGTTCAACTCCAAAATGTTGTTTAATCATTTCACTTGGATAATTTTTACCATCATCATCATTATCTACCCAGCCATCGGCAATCCTAGAACATTCCCGCACAATCAACCGAGCAAACTTATCCAAAGCATCATAATACGGACTTGATCCACTAGGCTGACCTTCAGATACTAATCGGGCCTGTTCAGCAAGTTCTCGGATTCGTTCGTTCATGAAAACAATACTCCAAAAAGAATAGCAATACCAGGAATAAGCAATAAGAGCAAACCAAATACAACCATCATCAACATTAAAACTCCTAGTATGCGACTAATCATTCGCAATTATCCCAATCTGCAATTTCAAATGCCATGCGAAGCCACAAGTAATCATCCTCATAAAGTTTGGCTTCATATCGAAAACCACCTGTTCCCGTAATGTATTCTGATTTACTCTCTAAGGCTTGTTTCGCCACTTCTATCAGATACTTGCGAGCATTCTTTCGTAAGGTCTCAATCGTAGGAACATCCTTGTCATCCGAATATTTCCAATCCAGAAATGTCATGACCTTATGAACCCGATCAAAATCAAATTCTTCAAGGCAGTCCATGATGGTTTCATAATGCTTATCGGTAAGTATCGTCATATGTGTACCTGTGTAATCCCCATTGTCGAAAACATAATGTAAGTATCAATCCTAACACAAAAGGACCAAAGAGTGTGGCAATTAGGATCCATGCAAAATATTCCAACGGTAAGTATCCTTCAAATCAAAAGTGAATTTTGAAAATCAAGAAAGTTTATTCTGAAGCCTCTCATAAACATCTTCCGCATTTTCATCACCAATTGTATCATCTCTACCCTCTGTATAATCATCCTCAAAGGAATCTACAAAGAATCGGAGTAAATCGAATTCGTTTTCATCGAGAGTAATTGTGTATGTTTTCATCATATAGTTCCTTTATGGTTTATACCGGAAAAAAATTTGGATATAAGGATCCAGAAATCAAAAGTGAAATTTGATTTTGGTCTAAGAATCCTTTAGGTAAGGATCCCGAAATCAAAAATGAGAATTGAAAATCAGCGGTAACGTCCCTAGACAAAAAGTAGACCTGCTTTAGAGGACTCCCGCCAACTGTATTCCGCTAGTCGATTTTGTTTTTCGCTTTATGCTTGACCTTGCGATTATACTTAGCCTGTCCACCATGCCTTCCGCTACCACACCGTTTAGCATGTTTCGCTACAAAGTTCCGCATCTTATATTCTCCAGCGATTCGTCAATAAAATTCCGTTTCACTTCTAATATCCATGCAACCGGCATTCCTGTCCGATTTGCAATTTCATCCACACTCATTTCATCCATGAGCATTTCCTCTATATCAATAAGCATGTCTTTCATTTTAGACATTCATTTCTTCCTTGTAGGTTAAAGTTTCGCCATATTCAATTATAGGCTCAGGGAATAGAATTTCCCCATCATATTCCAATTGGCTCTTTTCGAACCAGCTCAGATAACCTTCGTCCTCCACCGACCAATCTAGGAGATATTGTTCGCACCAAGAATGGGAATAGGTGATGAATGGGTTTGAGCATATTTTGTCCACCACCTCAAGCATTTCCTGTTCGGAGAGGGAGGTAGGCACATTGGTGATTTTATACTCCGACCCACCCTTGTTTTTCCAATAGGGTGCTTCAGGTGTTCCATAATTCTCACGGTATTGGGTGCGGAGGACAATCATCATAATCTTTTTTCCTTACTTGAAAAAACCAAGGGCGGTGAGCGTTGCTTCTCGGACAGCAGTATCAGTCGCTTCACTAAAATCAGGCTGCTTCGCTAATCTCTCAAGCGAATTCAGCACAAACTGGATTTGCTCATCTTCGGGCATTCCCATATCAGCGGCGACTTCAGCAGCAACAATAATTCCATAAACAGCGGACTCACCAGCGTGGGTGAACATTCCAAAATCAAGATTAATATTAGCACTCATTATACCAAAGTCCCTAAAAAGAAGAATCCAGCACCAATCGCAATACCAACAGCAATCATAATGGTCAGCATAAAACCAAGACCCATATCATCAAGGCTGAAAGTATTGCCACCTAAAAGCTTCACAATCAAAAAAGCAGGTATCAGGAAGGGAGCAAGTAGAATCGCCCAAGCAGCTTTCCATACAAACTCAACAGCATTAAAAGCAATCGTTTTCAATTTGTTTCCTTTGTTATTCATCATGGAACCAATTATACAGGTTTTTCGGCAAATGTCAAGCGGTTTTTGGTTCTGTTGCGAAAATACAACTACTGTATAAAATTACACCAAATCCACTTGAATGTCCACACCGTCCCGATTTGTACCAAAGCTCGTGATAGTATGACCATGGCGTTTACGGAGAGCAATTTGCATCAGAGCATCACAAACGGCAACCCGCTGTTCTCTCTGACCAAATCGACTACCAAGAATATCTTTCACTTGACAATCACCAATGACCACACCATTAATAATCGCACGGAACTTTTGAGTATTCCGCAAACCTTCAATAATTATTTTCGTTCTCATAATCTTTCCTTTTCTATGACCAATCAACAACAAAGCCCTTGGACTCTGGATACTGTTTACGATAATCTGGCATTATGTCCATCATAGCATTTCCAGAATATCCATCTTTTCGAATCACTCGGACTAAACGAAGGTTATTGATTTTAACTCTGCGGTCTTTTTTGTAAACGTATATTGTATAACCCATGATATAACTCCTATCGGTATTTCTTGGGAAGACCATAAACTCTTGTGGTCTTTTTGATTTTCGCATAATCGCAATCGAGAAATGTTTCAAGCGCCATTTGATAAGCAGCTTCTTTTTCAAGCTTCTCGATTTTTCTTTGAATATCAGCGGAACTGAAATTGAATCCCTTGGAACTTGGGAGATTCTTCAGCACTTCGTCAGCACTCAGGAACTGGTGCGTTTCGGGTAGTAGTGTTTTGTTTTTCATCATGTAGTCCATTATACAGAAAACCAGGTAAAAGTCAAGCCCTTGTGCAAAAATACAACACTTAGGTTAGTAAACACTCACACACTAAAAGTCATTTAATTCTGGTTGATATTCAGCGATTAACTCACGCTCTCTTGAATATGCTGCCTTCCGACCACGAATCACTTCAATTACACTATATTGGATGGTATCGGCTTCTTGTATTGCTTTGCATAATGTCCAGTCCTTACTCTCAACAAAAGCACGACTAATATGCTTTTGAACTCTTATTTTAACTGATTTAAGAAAGGCACGACCCACAGCAACGGTTAATCCGATATAGGTTTGATTATCTACACGGAGCTCGTATAGTATATAATTGCGGTCGTTTCGTTTTTTACGCATCATAATTTTCAATTAATAATTCTAATTTGTTTATGACATCCTCACACTTACAAGCTAGGTTATATTGTGCATCGGTTTGACTACCATCTGGCATATTACAATTAGGACCCATCTGAAAATCTTCAATGGATCTAAGTAATAATTTTAAATCGGTCTCTAATAGTGTGTTTTTCATCATGTAGTCCATTATACAGATTTTTGGGCAAATGGCAAGCCCTCTCGTAACTCTTTGATTCTATTGGGTAAATTGGTAGTTCTCTCTCGGAAGTCACTCTGGATCGCACCAGATCGTTTTGGATGCGAATGATTCTCGTTTACACCTCACAATTCTCACCGTCCACCAATAGTCCGAATACTATAAACTCATACACCCTTACACTATTTCACTATAATCTCGCACCAATCACTACTACCACTTAGCATATAATAACAGGACAGAAAATCACCGGTCGTATACATGATTGGAAACACACAAGCGAAACCTATAAGTAACAGATTATTTTTCATCATATTACTTATAGGTTACACTTATTTCTTTGGATTCTATTCTTATTCTTTTGGAGGTAATATCGTAATCGGTACAGGTGGTTTATTCATTGCCTCTTGTATAACGGACATTAAATCTTTTCCTGTTCGTTTTCTATTCTCTTTTGCTTCGTTCACTTGACGGCATTTCTTCGGATCCATCCAATCTGGTAATGGTTCTTCATCATCCGGTGGTCCCCAGTAATTATTCATCGAGCCAATCCTCCCCTGATTCTATGATTGTGAGTATAACAAGCACCAATAATATAAAGTATCCAATCAATAATGCATTACTCATACTAATTTCTTCCAGTTTGTGGTGTAGGGTAATACTTTTACGGCATACTTTTTACTCTCTAGCAATTGATTCAGTATACCATACGAATAGGCGGTGGTGCGGTAAGCACTCTCATGTTTTGGACAAATATAGACGGAGCCAGAAGTGCCGGTGAATTCGATAATATTCTCATGAACGTTCACTTGGGTAATACCTGAGTTTAGTTTCCATTGTTCACCAGCAGTATACCCACCGTACCATGTCGCAAATACTTTATAAATGGTTTCGGTGGGTGAGGTAATCTCAATGACTTGCCAAATATCTGGTCGGTAAATCATTCTAATAACGTCCTATTCTGTAAATTCCAGTATTCTTCGACCATGGTTTTTGCACTCTCGGACGATATAAAATGCCCTAGGTGCACCTCATTGTCATTGGTGTAAGGTATAATATTCTTTTCTACTTTTGCAATCCATACGACATTTTGATTGGCATAACGAAAGATCGAGCCCAGTATTCTCCCGGTCTCGGCATTGAAATAATATGACATATGATCGGCATGGCGCCATTCTGTTTTCATTTTGCCACACCTACATTATTCTTTTTTTGATACATGGATCGTCCTTCACGAAAATCATCGGTACATTCAAGATTGCGATTCTGAACATGATTCAGCGTAAGTTCCCACACCGCCTTCTCCTTTTCACAAAGTTCTTTTGAGTAAGTGGTGTGAAGTATCTGAAAATTGGTGGTCGTACCAATCCAAATAATCAAATGCCAGAGCGTCATACTTTACTTAGTCAATTCGTAAGGTGAATTCCAGCGACCGATATTAATATCATAATAATATGCCGTATCAAAGTAATCGGTCATGGCATCAGAATTATTGTAGTACCCAGCACTTTTCAATGCATCAAAGGCTTCGGCGAGAAACTTTTTGGACTTACCCGTAAAATGGTCTTGAAACCAATACGGATTCACTTGAATTCCAAACTTGCGAGCATCTTCGGCATCGCCATAATCGGTAATGAAATCGACTTCGCCTGCCTTGATATTCAGCACAATGCTCGAATGGTTACGAACGGAGAGCGTACCCTTGACCTTGTATTTTTTAAGGATGGGTTTCAGTTTAGCGGCAATGACCGCTTTCTTTTCTTGATTCATGTAAGCCATTATAATTTCTCCAGTTTTGAAATCACTTCGTCAATGACACTTTGAGATAATTCGGTCTCAGGTAATGTGCCTTGAATCTGTAACAGCACAACAACATAAAGACCAATGAGACCAAGGACAATTGTAAACACAAAATTACGCACACCAATTAAAAAGTTATTCATTATTTTACTCCTCGGGATCCAAGATTAATTGATTGTCGACCGATATTAAAGACCGACCCTTTTGTTGCAGGAAAAGTCCGCATTGAATTCGTAATTTTCTGAGGTTTTCCTTGTTGAATCTTACCGCCTTTGGCAAGGAATTCTTTCATTGCTTTATCATAATCAGATTTACTAAACATTATACACTCCACACAAAAAGATAACAGAAACCAAAAAGAAAAGCAATCGTCATTAAATCAGAGAGTAAATCAACAATCGAAAATTTCAAAACAATCTCCTTATTCATCATCATGTAACCCATTATACACGAAACCAGGCAAAAGTCAAGCGGTCTGTTGTAAAAATACTACAGATCACAGGAAAAATCAATTACTGCCATGTCTTGCTCATATTGCAGGACCTGAAGTTCATCTTGTAAATCACGGATTTTCTGTTCGGTACGGGCATTATCTTCGGGAGATAATTCACCACGCACTTCGCACAGATAAATCATCTGCTCATAAACATCATTAATTTGGTCTTGAATGGTCATTTTATTCTCACTTGAAAACTATTAGGGCAAGTAATATTGAATTAAAGAAAAATCCAATTGCATTTGAAACGATATACAGCTTATCGTTCTGAGCAATGGCACGAATTAAAAAGAGAAATAATCCTGTCCACACTAGAAGCACCATCGATGCAGGCGGAAGTGTAGTAGAATGTCCGAGAATTACCGATAATGTGGTGGGTAATGTCGCACCATGTATTAATATCATGCCGAACCAGCCGGCGAGTTCACTAAGTTTTTTTACTGTTGTATTATCATTTTTCATGTGACCATTGTATCATAGGTCACGGCAAATGTCAAGCACTTTGTTGCGTAGATACAACAATCGTAAGTGCTTGATTTATAAAGATATTTCTGCCTCTGGCACTCTTTTCAGTAGACCTTCAAGGAATTCTTTGAGTTCAATCATGGCAAGACGGTCAAAGTCCGACATAACGCTCATGCGAATATTCGAATCAAAGTGCTGTATCTTGGCTTCAATGTAGGTGCGGTTCTCAATCACAAAATTTTCAATCGCCGACATGATCTCTTTCCTTTATCTCAAAAATTAACTTAGTCACAAAATCGTGGTTCAGTTCGGTACTATTGTTGTCTTCAAACGGAACAATAGTCACCTGGTCTTCGTTTACGTCATACCATGCCCATATGCAAACTTCTTCTTTTGGTCGGTGTATCAATGCCCATGGTGTTTGCTCATGTTCAGGAAAATCTTCGGTCAATGAGGTCTTATGCACGAACACGGCAAAAGACAATTGATTAACATCATCTTCTGTATCTGTTTCTTCATTGTACCCGTAACCGTCAAAGATAATCTTTACACCCTTTGGTGCATCGCCAGATTCATCACCAGGCCTACCACCACCATCGTGGATGTCTTCGTCCATCGTCCAGATAAACTCACGCACCCATTCTTCAATTACCTTTGAATAATCTCGGTCATCATTCAAATATATTTTTACCACTTTTCTGCCCTTTCAAATCCATCAACGTCATAATCAGATAAATCTTTTATGTCTGGTATATCTACTGCCCAATCTTCTTCATTTACTATTGACCATTCTTCACCTTTATTGTATGCTGTAATCATGGCGGCCGCCTTTTTTTGTGTAGCAATACCCTCAGGCGTCTGGTGGTATTCTTTGAGTTTTACCGATCTTTTCTTTTTGTCTTCCTCACTATGCTGCCTGCCATTACCACACGACCTAGAACAAAATAGTCCTCGTTTGTTATGGCTTATACCACACTTCGGGCAGTTTTTTTGTTTGTATGGCACTCGGCGGCTCGTATTGTTTAAGTGGGTCTATGTCATGGTACAATATGTGTTTTCTATTCTTCACCATGTCATAGTATGCAATGGCATCTTCGGCTTCTTTAAGTGTATCGTAGGTCTCTAAAAAAGAAAACCAAAAGAATAAAAATCTAATCTGAGGACGAAACTCTTTTTTATTCTTGAGTATCGTTTCCTGTATTCGATATCTCATCTTGCTCCTGTTGATCTAATTGTGACTGATAAAACCACGACCCATCATCAGGCCCAAGTGTAAAGTATTCATCAGGTCTTGTTGGTGTAAAGTTCATATATTTCATTCCCAAGTTTGTTTGCTTCGACTTCCCACGGCTGATCATCATAGTCCATTGAATCGGAATCTACTTTGCGACCCTTCCATGTATTCATTTCATCATTCAATTCGTTTCTTGCATATTGTCTCACATGAACAAGCTCATGAGCAAGTGTTTTCAGTTTTTCTTCTTCACTATCATTTTTATGTAGTTCAATTACAAATGAGCGAGGCTGATTGAGAACATTGTAATCGTCAATTGAAACAAATCCATGCCAAGTTCCAAGGTCTCGCTGTCTTATTCGGACCTCAATATGTCGTTTCATTTGCGGTGTGAATAGTTCGGTAGCAAAGAAATCTGTTGCTTCCCGTAGTTTTTTATTAACTTTTCCAGTAATGATCATAGTTCTATTATAACAGAAAATAAGTTAGTAGTCAATCACTTGGACGATCAATAGGAACAAGATGCTTCAACTGGCCCTTGATGAAGTATGCCGAGAATTCTTCCCAGACCTCGTATTCTTTGTCTAAATGACGATAAAAACGAATCTCGCCAGTATAGTTTTCGACCTGGGCCCACCGATGATTTGATTGTTTCAAATACGCACCAAATAGTGCATCTTTATCTTCAACCCATTCGGCATCGTATTCTTCAACCCAAAGCGTACCATCTTCTTTGAGTTCATACTTATCCATGAGCTGATTCGGCGTATCTTTGGATTGGTAATCATGCTCTTTGTAACGTAGATAGTCAAACATACCCATATGAAATCTCCTTTATTCATAATATAACACAATTCTCACAATGGTGTGGCAATAAAAAACCCGCCGAAGCGGGTTTATTTATAGATCATATTGATTATTAGGGTCTAGTTCCATGATGTAGTTCAGAAACATACAGGCATCATCTTCATTTTTAAAGTGTCGCACAATTAATTGGCCTGTTACAGTAGATAAAACGTTCAATAAAATATGAGTGCCTCTGTATATTGAGAATTTTATATACCAACCGTTACGCAATACTGGTGAGAACGATTTAGTTTTTACTGCCAGATCCAGAAACTTGCGGGACGGCAAACCCATCAATGAATTTTTCTGCTGCATTTGTTGTTTGATCTACACCTTTCTTTGCTTGTTCGGTGTATGTAGTAAACTTACGATCCGTCACAGCATCAAAGTAAGCGATTGATGCGTTACTCAAAATGGCAGAAAAATCAATCGACTGCTTAGCAATTTCTTTCGACTTTTCTACGATGGCGTCAATCTGAAACATATCTTGAATTTCTTTTGTGGTATACATTTTTATTTCCTTTAGACGATAATCAATATGGCCATTTGTTTTTGTCCTTCAAATACACCTCAATTCTTTTCATCTGAGTGTATTCGATGGATTCTAAAAGACCTTTGAAAAAATTTACGATTGGTTTGAACATGTAACCTCCTCTGTTAAGCGTTACATGTTTATTTAGTCATTTTGTTGCATTGCATCTACTCGTTTTTACTAATATTACCCTAAAAAAGAGTAAAGAAAGCCGAACATTGTGATGCCAATTATAAGAATACTTTGAAGAATGACTGGTATCAACAAGCCTAACACGATCAGGTCTTCTTTTGGTAATCTTTTATATTTGCCTAATATTTTCATCATTTTTCTTATAAGTATCGGTGTTGACTTTGATGTGATCTTTCCTTACCTTGATCATTATCCAATCATTATAATAGGAATCAGATTCCAATACTCTATTGTCAATCTGTTCTCTTAGTTCTAGATAAGCACAATCAGACCTTGTTTTACAGAGGTACAATATCTCTCTTGTGAATCTTTCTTCACCAAGATTCTTTATGTCTTCAAGTAAGGTCTTGTTTGATCCCCAATAGGTCAGCCAATCAGAAGGTTTTCGAATCTTCTTTCTTTTACCTTTGACTTGTTTATATCCTGCCTTTGAGAAAAACTTTTTACCAATGTATTTACGACTGTTGGTAGAATTGGTGATACAATAGACATAACCATACGCATCACCAATGTCTTCTTCAGTAAACTCTCGACCTTGATATAACCAAGTCATTCTTCCTCAATTTCATCTTCAGTATCGAGCATGTAATCACTACAGAATGGACAATAGAGTGGGTCTGCCTCTGATTTATCTGCATCATACTCAATGGTAAATTCTGTATCACAGTTTTCGCAAGAGTGTTTTAGCTTCATCATTAGTTACACCATGATTCTTTCTTCTCGCCAAAGTATGGACGAGCATGACCATTGGTAATGAGTAGTTCAGATAATTTTTTACCATCAATGATTACATCACCAAGAACACGACCACCATACTTGTCATGTTTCTGTATTTCAACAAGAACTTTTTGACCTGTCTTATATGCATTGGTCAATAAATCTTTTGTAAACTTTGATGCGGCTATGGCAGCTGTTGCTTCTTTTTCACATGATGCACGATGACCTTTTTCTGGTGTATCGACACCAAGAACACGAATACTCAATTTCTTTGGTAATGGATCTGGTAAAAAATCTGCAACAAATTCTACTGTGTCACCATCAATTACTCTGGTAATTTTATAATCATATGGGTTTGCAAAAGATGCTGCAGAGATGGATAATAAGAATACTGCGATTACCTGGCTGATAATACGATTTTGCATATGTGTTCTAACCTTTCTATGTGTTCAAATGCTCTCCATGGTGAAGTATCAACGGCAACAACACCGTGACGATCATAACCCACAATGTCATATTTTACACG